GTTCAACTGGCCTGCCAGGTTCTACAGGTACAAGCGGTTTTAGCGGCTATAGTGGGTCGCCTGCAAGCAATGCAGGAACAATTACAGTAGCTAGCCAATCAGCCAATGCCACATACTATCCAACATTTGTTGCAGGTACAGGCAGCGAATCCGTCTATGTCAACACGAGCCTGCTGGAATTCAATCCAAATACAGGTACCTTAATCATCGGCCCGAGCTCAAACGGTGCACTGTATGTGGGCAGTACTGGTGGAGATTATGGTGCCAGCTGGACAGGTATCTTTAGGAAGGATCAAAATGCAAATACCCTGCTGGGATTGATCAACAACACTGTTGGTGCATCAGTCACTACTCAATTTGAGATGGTCACTGGTACAGGTAATTCATATGTTAATATTATACTAGCTGACAACAACGGAAGTCCCAACTTTCAATTGGTTGGCGGATCAGCAGTTCCTTCGGCATACTACAAATTCAACAATCACTACTGGCAAAACAATAGCGGAACCAATTACGCTGCATTGACTTCAACTGGTTTTGGTGTTGGGTTGACAGGTCCAAACTCGGTAATACAGTCGCAGTATGCAAGTGGCTTGTACACAAATGTTGAAGGTTCCGTGCATGGTTTCCAAACGCAAACCGGCGAAACCACGAGTGACTATACGCTCTATATGGGCGCCGACAAAACCCACGGGGTGGCATACATACAGGGTGTAAAGTGGGGTATAGCCGTCGCCCCGATATTGCTAAATGGACGCGGCGGCAACGTTGGTATTGGTACCTCTTCTACTTCATACACACTATCAGTTGCTGGGTCAATTGGCGCAACTGGCGAAATCACTGCATTTTCGTCTGATGTGAGATTGAAAGAGAATATCACATCAATACCTAATGCACTTGACAAAGTAATGTCAATCCGCGGTGTAACATTTGATTGGAAAGATACTGCAAAAGATCTAGGATTTAAGCCAGAACACCAGCACGACGTTGGTGTTATTGCACAGGAAATACAAAGTGTATTACCAGAAGCAGTTAGATTTGCACCGTTTGACGTGAACCAAGATGGTACCAGCAAGAGCGGTGACCGCTATCTAACAGTTCAATATGAAAAACTTACAGCGTTGCTAATTGAAGCGGTGAAGGATCATCAACACACTATTACAACACACGAAATACGGTTAGCGTCACTTGAGAAGCAATTAAGTATGCTGATGGGAAAAATATAATAAATGGCAGTTAATCTTCGAGCAGAAGTATGTTGAACATCTCAAAATCTATACTAACGCAGTGTAAAAAAACTAATATATTGATAAATTAACAAATATTCAAGTATCATTTATAAAAATTAAAATGGATCTACAATGAGCGAAACACAAAAAAAATATCTAATACGTTTCAACAAAAGCCGAGGGCAAACTGGTCGCGGTACCAAAGATCATGTATGGCGAGTTTTTGAAAACGGCAAAGAATTCATTGTCAAGCATGTAAAGCTCAACGTACCATGCCACGACGAAATCTCTGGCGACGGACAAGGCAACGACGATTGGAATTTTTGCTGCTACGGTACTATGACACTAGACAGAGATACCAGCACAGCCATTATTAATCCATAAATACATATAGGAGACTGCAATGACCGATACATACACATGGAATTTTCCACAACTGGAAGTTTATCCCACTTATGCTACCCAAACCGATGTTGTGTTTACCGTACATTGGATACTAGTTGGGTCTAATGATTCGATTCCTCCAGTAACAGTACAGTTGTATGGCACGCAAGCTGTTACGTACGAAGCCGGTGCACCGTTTACCCCGTATAGCGAGCTGACCCAACCGCAAGTTGAATCGTGGGTACTAGGAGCTATGGGACCCGACATGGTGGCAAACTATTATAACAACATCGACATTCAAATTGCAAATATCATAAATCCGCCAAGTCAAAATCTGCCACCACCTTGGTAATAAACACATAATTGTACCAGCTTAGTGTTGATAAATAACTGTATGACAATTTTTCATGGTGCAGGTATTGCAACAGGACCGCCTGTATATCACTCACTTGCAATAACAACCTAAATAGGTTATAGTTATTCATTTCATATTGCCCTTCTCTCCGAAATTTGGCGGTCCCACTTGGATTCGAACCAAGGCTAAGAATTTAGAAGATTCCTGTGATATCCATTTCACTATGGGACCGTAACTTAATCAAACGGTTTATTATAGTTGGAGAGGAGTATAGTGGCGGCAATTGGCAATCTAGCGTTGGTAAGATATAGCTAATCAGCATCCAGTGAGGATCGAACTCACATCCCCTGAGTGGAAGTCAGGGATAATAACCACTATACGATGGATGCACTTAACAAATCAGTTGCAGCCGGTTCTCAACACAGTGTTAAGAACTTTTTAACATCACTATAACAAGCCTGCCTATTTCTATATATAGCAGATTGTTTCACCATTGTCAACTGAAACACATGTTAAACAGCACAGCATGCGATTCTTGCGCGAATCTAAAAACCCGCCATTTACTATCCCATGTAACGTCTGCACGATCTTTATTATCCAAATCTGGGTCGTAAGTGCGCATAAACTGTTGTTTCATCCATTGTCGAATTTCATACCGATCAGGTTCCCGGGACAGTTTTACTGTATATGGCCATATAGCATTAGTTTCTTTGGTAACTTGAGATCGCAGTGTCCGACGTCTATCCCGCCGCCTAACTCGCTGTGCAGCGCGCTTTTTATCTATTTCGGATTTGCTGATATACTGTGGTTTTTGCGGTGTTTGCTGCATAATCTCCTCCTACATGGCGATTATAACACTACTATAAAAATTTGCAAGAGGAAAATTAAGCAAAACAAAAGATCTATGCCACCACACATATCCTCTTGATTGCTACCCCAGCTACACCCTATAAATCCTCTAGATTGCCAGTCTTACGTTCACCTACCTGGTGCTCTGGACAGGAGTCGAACCTGCATGGGTCCAATTACGATTTCAACAGTTTAGGAAACTGAGTCGATACCAAAGCATTTTTATGGCCAAAAAAGCAATAGTGGCTACCTGTGATGGATTCGAACCACCGACATCAAGAATCAAAATCTTGCGTTCTACCAACTGAACTAACAGGCAATATAATTTTAGTGCGCGCCGCCGGTGACAAACCTGCCTTAAACGGCGTTATAGTAGTACGCCTCTCTTCTTGACGTATCTATATATATACCACAGATTAACTCAACTTTGCAAGAATAAAAACAGTACTAAGTACCGTAACAACAGTTACATGTGAACCGCAGCATTTTTAAAATAATTAAACTTTATATTTCATTATTTTGCTATCAGCTGAGCACGAACACAAATCTGTAATACACAGCTTAGGCCCATCAAATAATTTAAAACCCTTTTCTATATGCCCCAATGGTGCATCGGCACAGGAATACCCACGACGTACATATCCAGAGGGCGCTGATATCATAACACTTCGATATCCTGCATAACACATCCAGTTGGTAAATTTGTTAAAACCTACACCGTTAAGTCTTTCTGCATGGTCTAGATGCCATTTGTTATTGTTGTTATCGCTAAGCTCAACTGAGAATTTGGTGAGCGGCAAATTGGTATATTGTACTCGTTCAATGTCGGCGTATAAACTACGTGTTGGTTGCGGATGCACAGTTTTACGTTGAGATTCAACAAAATTAACTAGAGGCATGTCGTGCTGCATAAAAGAAAGCTGATCTGGTGTGTAGTCGTTGGACATAATGTTAGTTATTGGATGAAACAACGGTTTGCAACTGACATTTATGCCTTTGTCGTGGAAGTATTCTGCCTCTTTATATATCTCGTCAAATAGTTCCGGCAACATTACAATGTTAACTAAAACTTCAATGTCGTTTTCTTGCAGGTATATAATCTTCTCAGCAAATTTTTCTTTGAATACGGTTAAGTCGCCTTCTTTTATTCCCTGCTCTCTATGCCACGATGCACTTATACCTACAAAATTGAACTTACTTGTGGATTGAATAAATTTGTCAAACCAACGTATTCCAGGTGAAAGATTACTAGCCATACGCATGCTTTGATAATTGCAATTTGACGTATCTTCTGCAAGATGTTCCAACAGTTGAAGATAGTTAGGATAGAGTGTGGCCTCGCCACCGCTGAAGGTAAATTGAAAACTATTAAACTCTTTATCTCTACTCTGGCGCTTTATTTCGTCTACGGTTGCTTTCATAGTATCAACTGAAAAATGCGATCGAGTATCACTTCGTGCATGCGGCCAGCAGTAACTGCAATTATAATTGCAAAATCTATCTAAAATTATGCCAACATACATCATGTCGTCATAGAGCATTGGATGCTGACCAAGTTTGGTTATTTTGTCAAACGGTATATCAGCAAAGTCGGCGTCGGATATGCTTGATTTTTTCATAAGCATATTTATTCTTTCAGATGCACGTATCTTGCGCTGTAGACAAACTGTGTTGATCGTCAGGAAAACTGACTTTTAAATCTGTCAAATTCTTGACCACAAATACTGGCACATGTTTGTAACTTACCGTTGGCTATGCTAGGTTGCCCCCAGCTATGGTATATCTTGCGGAAAAAATCACCATTTATTATCAACTCTAACGATCGATTCAATGCAGAGATATTGTCTGTGTTGTGGTCAATCAAGTCTAGCACTGCTAGTTGACTTACAGTAGGGTTATCTGCATGTATGTATCCTGTCCAGCAGCAAGGAAACACCAACCCCTCTGCCGACACATATATGCTTTTATCTTGCGATACCTTGCAGCATATTTTAGTTTGGTCCAAATATGCTTGCATATTGCCGTATTTGTTACTTAGGTGTTTGAGATTTTGTAAACTTTCGTTTTTAAATACTGTGTCGGTTGGCGGTTCCAAATGATACAAGGTGTTGCCACTCTTGCTTATTACAGGGTGGTTTGATGCAGCATCGTGCTGGGTTGCGTTGAAAAATCTGCTGGTTTTTTTAGGTATAAATGCAGTAAATCCCATCTCTCGACTGAGTTGTCTTGCAGCATCAACTTGATGTTCGTTGTGTTTAAATATCAGAAAGGCCCATTGAGCGTTGCTGCCGCCTGCGTTGATATATGTGCGTGCGTTATGCATAATTTTATGCCAAACAGTGCCTTTTCGATACAAATGGTTTGTATCTTCCAACCCATCTATACCAAATCGCACAAAGTCGTTCAGACCTGACAGACATTTAGCTAATCTTATCCACCAATCGGTAGATCTAACACTGCCGTTGGTGTGTAGTCCGATCTGCATTGTCGGATTTATGGTTTTTAGCCATTCGCACACTTCAACAGTGTCTCGTGCAGTAGCAGGATCTCCGTAATTGCCGCACATGTAAAATTTAGTCAATCTGGCAACAAAGTCCTCTGGAAATATAGATTTTATTTGAGAAAGCGACAACTCTGTTAACGGCAAGCTTTTTACAGTTGAACCTCCATTTACATTGCGGCCGCACATCGGACATGACGCGTTGCACTTACTGGTTATTTCCAAATGAACAGTTGTAACTGTGTCGTATGTGTAAATCATACGCTGTTGCCTGCAGTTGGTCTAGGTAACTCTATACGTACAGGATTAACATATACCATTCGCATCCATGCACTCATTGCGCTATCCATTTCATATATAGGAAACCCGCTGTTATTTAAAAACTTGCCAAGTTGTTGTGCTTGTAACTCAGGGTCTTTTCTTTGTATTTTGCAAAAATACTGCAATAAATCTGTATAGTTGTTTATAAATGTGTGCTTGACAGTTTTTGTTATCACGTCGTGCAGCGCTTGTCTAGCACCAACAATTGCCCAAATGCCATTTGCACAATCTCTACCAACTGTAGTCCATATAAACAATCTGCTGATGTTGTCTCCTATTAGAGACTGCCATTCATTGGTAAAATTATTCAAAGGTTTGCCATCTACCAGCGACATTTTGTAACCTTCTCGATATCCTGCTCGCCATGCTTGTAACGGTGAACAATTTTGAACAGTGCTGCTGGCTATAAAATGATGTTGGTTGTATCGTATATCCCAGTGAAAATCGACACTGTTTGAATTTTCGTGAGTGTTGCTGGATATCAACGTTTCTCGATTCCATACCTTTACACCGCCATTGCCATATTGAAGATTATTAATCACATTCCTACTGGTAAAGCTAAATGTTGCATCTTCAATACCAGTGTCATCTATTTCCATATCTAGTGCACCGTCGTTTACCCAGTTGTCGCCGTCAACAGTGACTAATCTTGTAGTTTTACTCATCATAGCACACAGTTTATAAACTCTGTCAAACCCCCGAACCCCGTGTATGCGTTTGGCTGCAGGCTGCAGGCTCAACAGTCTGTTCCAATTGGCATCACAATTGGGCTCGTCGAAGCTTATATAAAATGTGTCGCAATTTTTCAAAATATATTGAGGCATTTAAACTGTTCTATCCTAGATTGCATGTTGCATCAAACTGCTGTTGCAACCAACTGAAATCGTTAATTTTAAAAATGGCATCTTTGTCATTTGCAAATTTTTCGCCGTATGCACGACCTGCCAGTGCTCCGTTGATACACCATTTGCCATATGCTTGGTCAACTCCGGTGGTGCACCATACATCTAACCGATATTTGGTCATTTCGTCGAGTTGCTGATCTATTGTCTTGCTGGCTAGTTTTACACATTCTCTAAATGCACCGCACCAAGTTCTAACAGGGTCTGTGTTGAATTGTGTAATATTACTTTCTATGTCAACTACGCTGTACCCAGCGTTTGTCAATCCTGTTGACATATCAGTTTTATTTGTAAGCTTGCCTACTTTTTGCACAATTTCTGTGGGAAAAATCTTAACTGCACCGTATCCGTATACCAGGTTGTTTACGGGATTTCTAGCTCTAAATGCATGAACATTGGTTTTTTCGTGCTCTGCTACAACATAGTTAAAATGAAAGTCTGGAAACACAACTGCATCGCCGTCCACTATATAATACATGTCTGTATCTACCATATGAGCCGTGGCAGAAATAGCTTGGTGAATTCCTTTTACACCATGCAATCTTTTGGTTCTAGATGGAAATCTATCGCTTAATGCTTTCCAATTTGATTCGGCGTTTGGTTCTTGATAACTTAAGAAAACTATATCGTACATCAAAATATTTTCCGTTGTTGTGCAATAATTGTACACGGCAGAGATGTAATCTGCAACTTATTGGCAATTGACTGCAATTGTTGGCAGGAGTTGGCAATTTATTATTTCAGTTGATGCGATCTACACATTAAATATTTGATGAATCCCATTGACATGCATTACGTCGACTACGGCAGTATTTCTAAAACACTTTACAGTGCAGGTGTAAGAGTGCTGCATCATAATGCATTGATGTGGATTACAATTGCTTGTTATGCCAATCCTCAATTGTCTGCCATCGATGTTGGGTGTTGCACAGGCAACTTAACCGGTATACTATCAAATGCCTACAAACAAGTTTATGCATTTGATCCAAACCCGGTTCTCAACTCTAAAATATTATTTAAATCATTAAAATGGTCTATCATTGATATGTCAAAGTGCAGCTACACGCAATGTGCTTGTGGAGAATATGCAAATGAAATGACCTATTACGAATACAACTATACCAACGGTGAACCTGCATTATGGTTTAATGGACTGCACTTTGATCCCAACAATACAACACTGGTACAAACCAACAGCAGAACTGTTACAGTTGCTCCGTTGGATGACCTTGTTGCTAGAGAAATTGAAATTGGTTTTATAAAAATAGATGCCGAACTTCATGACTATCATGTTCTAGCCGGAGCCCGGCGTATAATTGCCGACCATAAGCCGGTAGTAATAGTTGAATATGGCAACAACACAAATATTTTGTCTATACTGGCGCAATATGGGTATGCATGTTACACACTTACTGGCACAAATGATACACTGTTGCCGTTGGTTAACGCAGATACGTGCGATCTTGTTGCCATTCCTTCAACAACTGTCCTATCGCCTACACTGACAGTTGCAATGCATTTGTATTATAGCAGTCTTCATAGGTTGCTGCAAACTGGGTACAACTGTGCCGATCATCTACAAACAGTTGATAACATTGTAGGATCTCTATTGGCAAAACGGATGCAATATAGATAGAGTCGACGTTTGCCAGTTGGTACAGTGATTTTGTGTGTTCACTACTAACATGACATATAGTTGAACTCAAACAGATAATCCAGACAATTCTCTGTAACGTCTAAGATGGAAATACCCTCTTGTTTCTGATACTGGTAAACCTTTTTTTGATAAGACGTATTGATATCGTTGATAATTTCTATCATCATGCTTGAAAAAGTTATCAATTTCTGCCGGTGTTTGTAATGTTTTAAAACTTTGGGCTGGATTCTGGTTATCGTATACAGAAACATGATATCCCATACGCATCATAGTTTTCCATAATTTTAATCCATCATCACTTAGTTGTGTATCACTATATAAACGTAAAGATTGAGGGTTGTCATCTAGGATTTCTGCATAGAGGTCACTTGTATATGGCGGTTTTCCGCGAAACTCTGGAGATTTACCAGTTATACTCACTACCAGTGCTTGTGGTTTTTTAGCCAGTTCAGTTGCCAATATAATTTTATTATTTTTTTGATACCAATATAAAATAACTTGCTGACCTGCAATTTTCCATAAATCTGGTTTTACTTGCTCAGGTTTCACACCATTTTTTATATAATCATTAATAACATATTCAAGTTGATCATATGTATCAAATACCCCTAAACCTTCTGGCATTTCGACCAACCAGGTGTTGACAAAATCTTGCCGATTATCTATTTTAAATCTCCTACTTTATTAATGTAGATATTTATTTCAAAAAGATGAGTGTTATTGTAACACAACTTGGCTAACCCATATCCCGTACGCCAGTATTGTGCTAAGTTAGCCACGCTATGGAGATGTAAAGTATTATTCTATTGATAAGCTATCTTGTAATCGCGTATGTCAACTCTAAATCCTATACACTGGCCCCCTAACCCGCCGTGTATCTGATACTGCCTGCCACAGTCGATCTTATTCTAGTGTGATACAGTACCTTACCAATTCTATAATAAAAACCAGCACGCATGCTGGGAAGTATCAACCGTTAATTTTTTAACTTTCTGCCTTTAATGTATACTCGATTTAAATAAAAGTCAAGGTCTTTATTCTTAATTTTTTTGTTACCTTCTACTGGATATAAAAAATTCCAGCCCTTAGTATGTAAGTGTTCGCTAATGTATTTAAGTCGATACTTACATACTAAGGTGGCATGCTTCCGAGGTTGGGCTCGAACCAACGACCCTGGGTTTATCAGACCCATGCTACTACCAACTGAGCTACTCGGAATTACTCTAATAACTGTTTTATCTACGTTGTCAATGATTAATTTTGGTGGACTGCCAGGTAATTGAAACCTGCAAGCTGGAAACTCCGCAGTGGGCCTTAGTCCAGCTGATGCCTTTGCAGCCCTAATATTCTCGTGTGTCTACTATTTTTTCAAGATCATCTAATTCATCTAACGCAACCACAACAGGGGCATATTCTTCACCGAGCTGATGTGCTGCTACCAACCTATGTCTACCATTTGTAAACGTAATGGTATTGCCGTCTACATGTATTTCACTTGGATCCATGTATCCACCTGCTGCCCAATGTTGTTTGGCTTTGGCAACTCGAGCGCCAACAGCATGTGCCCCGCCTCTGGGATGATTTAAA